TGTATTTAATACATCTTTAAAATTTGTATATTCTTTATCATATTTTATTAAATCTTTAAAATCAATTCTTTTACCTTTTAAATCTTCAAGTTGTTGTTTTAATTTCTCTATAGCTAGTTGTGTTGTTTTTGGATCACCATTAGCTTTAATTATTTCATCCTCTTTAACTTTTATTTTGTCAGATATTTGTTGAAGATCTTGTTCAGTTTGAATTTTACCTGTATAAAATATTGGAAGGGTGCTTGTAAAATTACCATACTCATCAGTTAAAACTACTCTTGACTTTTGAGTTTTAGTTGCAAAGAAATCATAAACACCACGTGGAACACCTTTAACTTTAGCCCATAACCTAGACATCATGTTTGGAGCATTTTTAAGTTGTTGAAACTGTGTATCTTTTATAAGCGGTAGTCTACCATGCATTTGTTGTACAACACGCATAGGAAGCTTCTTAAGTAAATCCTCTTCAAAATATTTAATATACATTTCATAAAATTCTTTTTGAGCTTCTTGCAATGCATTAGTAGGATTCATAATCTTTTGATACTTTGGATCTAAAAAGTTTATTGATCCTGAATCAGATGAACTTTGCTCTCTAATTTCAAGATGTTCAGACTTAGGAAACCAGCCTTGTCTTCTTGGTTTTAAATATCCTGTAAATCCATCTTGATCATTTATTGGTACAAAAAAACTAGAAGGATTATAATATTTAGTTCTAAATTCTAAATATTCATTTAAAGGCACTCTGTCTCTCTTCTGCCATTGCTGACCATCAAAAAACATAAACTTTGATCTTTCTTTTTTAAACTCTTCACTATATCTGTGATACTTGCCCTCTTCTATTTTACCATCTATAATTCTTTCACCTTGCATAAAACTTCTATACTCCTGTCTATCCTTATATAACTTTTTATTATAAGCTATTTCTTCAGGTGTTAGTTTTTGCTTTACTACATATTCCAAAGGATCACCATCAGAATTTTTAAGTTTATCAGTTCTTTCCTGTTTCATTTCTGCATATTTCCTACCAATCTTCTTTACATAATTTCCTGTAGGAACACCATTTTCATCAAGAACAATCATAAAATCAAAGTTAGCTTTTCTACCAGGTGATAGTTTTTCTATTCTTGAAGCTAACCTTCTAACTTCTGAATTCCTTTCCTCTACTCTATCCAGTACCTCTTGTCTTTTTCTTTTAAATACTTTATCCATTAAAGCTAGAATAGTATCACTTGATGTAGCTAACGTACCTGTTTGATATTCTATCATGCCAATATCTGTACCCCATCTTAATATGTCTTCTAAATCTTCTTGTGTAAAATCTCTTTTAGAATTATCTTTAATAAACTGTTTAGCAAAATTTTCTATAGCGGTATTTATTAAACCTTCTTTACCTTCTATTATATTTCCTAAAGCGTCTCTTTTACCATTAATTGTATATATTCTTTCTCTAAGTTTTGCTATAAGTTGAAGTTGTGCTTTTGTTAAACCTTCTGCTTTTTCAACTTCTGATAAACTTTCATAAGTATTTACCATCTTTGAGTAGTTTAAAACTTTAGATATATAATTAGGATCTTGTAGATAACTATCAGGGTCATTAACATACTCAATAAAATCATCTAACTCTTGTGTTGATTGTTTTACAATTTCTTCAAACAAAGGTATTACATTACCATCTTCAACACCAGCATCTATAATTGCTAAAGTCCTATCAATTTCTTGAACAACATCTTTGCCATCTTTAAAGTAAGTAATTTGATTTTTGACCCTTTGATAATTTTCCTTTCTTGTAGACATTGCAACCTTAAAATCTGTTATTTGCTCAAGCACAGATTCTGTTGACATCATTTTAGAAGTAACATTTTCTGCTACTGCATCTATCTCAGACTCATCAATTTCTATTTCATTCTCCCCTGTTTCTTTATCTAAAGTAAATAGTTTATTACCAGCTGTAGGATCAGACATATCTTTTACCATCATTTCAGAAGCAAAGTTGTTATTAGCTGGATCACCAATAAGAACATCTGCAGTTTCAACTTGTGATCTAAGACCTTCAATGATAAATTTCTGTGTATACTTTTGATTTTTACCTTTACCTGTAACAGGAGTATGCACATGAAAAGTAAAAGTAGAATCAACATCATAATCTTGATTTCTTAATATTTGTGCATAAGAGTTTACCTGTAAAGCTTGCATTTGTTCTTTAGTAAACTTCTGCTGATCATCATGAGACTTGCTAGGATCATAAAAAATACTACCATAACTAACAGGATAATATGCTTGTTCATACTTTAATTTACCATTAACAATAGTATTTAAAGCATCTTTACTTGTCTTAATATCTATGATCTCTAAACTACCATCCTCATCCATGTATAATAAATCTATAGTTCCTGCAATCTGATTAAGTTTATCTGATACTACAACTTGAGGTATAAGGATACCACCATTTCTTGTTAGTATTGCAAGATCTTTTTTCATTCTTGTATAGAAATCTTCTGCAACTTCCTTGCTAACAACTTTTAAATCCACACTATCCACTCCTTCATCTAATACAATAGCACTTACTATATTATCAAAATCATTACCAATATCCATATTAGTTTGAAAATCTTCTTGTGGTACATATATTTCTTTTATACCTTGCCCATTTGCTTTTGTAAGTGTGTTTAAGTTATCAGATGGTGGGTTTAATTCTTTAATCTTTTTTACTGTAGTACCTAAGTCTTTAGCAATACTTGATACAGTATCTCCCTTTTTAATAGAATAACTTTTAGAACTAAACCCTCCAATTTTTGTAGTTACACTTGTAAATGGATCAGTAACGTTTTCTACGCTAATATACTTATGTGTTTTTTTATTTAATATTACTAAAGGATGATTCTTCTTTTTTGTCATAGAAACAGTAAAATCATCTATAGGTTTTTCACTTTTAATACTTACATTGTAAAGATCATCAAGTCTAGTAATTTGTTTTTTTGATGTAGCCTTACCTTTTATTTTATTATATATCTTTTTAAATCTAGGTGTTAAACTAAATCTAACTTTTCTATCTTCTCTTATAGCTCTATCAACACTAAATTTTAAATCACCTGTATTTAAAATTTTAGAAAGACTTGTCAAGTTGTTAGCGTTGTCTATCATACCTGGTGCTAATGATAAGTCTTTACCTACCACCCACTTGCTAAGATCACTAAAGACATCCATTAACCATCTCATAAACTCTCTAATCTTAGATCTAAAACTCTCTGTAGGATTTTGTTCATACTCTCTCTTAAAGTGTCTAGCCATTGCCTGTGTAACTAACTCTTTATCTCTATCAATGTTATCAAAACCTTTAGTTTTTGTATATGCACCTGCTATTTCTTGAGCCAATTTAGGAAAAGAACGTTCTGATTCTGTCTTTAATCTTCTAAACAACTCTGACTTATCTGCGTATAAAGCATTAACAAAAGGGTGCAATACCTCTTCTATTGCTGTTTCTGAAGTTACTCTACCTTCAACTAATACAGCTTGACCATCTACATAAAAACTTTTTACATCTTTAAAGTCTACCGGCTTTTGAAACTCAGATGTAAATTGAGGTAAAGCATCATAAAGTTTTTTTGCATCTTTTTGACTTAATACTTGTATCTGTACATCAGGAAATAATCTTGTTAAATGTTGAAGTATATCTTGCAAGTGTGTTACATCTGATGTTTCTGTTATAACATCTTGCATATTTAAAAGATTAGCATTTATATCTAATCTATAAGAGTTATCTGTCTTTGTTATTGTCACCGCTTCTGGTGTAACTTGCCACCAATCTAGTAATCTCTCAACAGTATTTTTGTTTCTTTCTAATGTTTGTCTGTATAATAGGATCCACCTAATGCACTAATTAAACCTTTACCTTTTACACCTAAGTTTGTAAGTATAGATTGTTTTAAATTTTGTTTATCTAAACTTTCAAATGTTTTTTGATCTTTTAAATAATCTTCTACTTGAGGAATTGTAGGCATAAGTTCAGATCTATTTACTTTTTGCCAGCCATTAACAACACTGTCTACAAACATAGGAGAGTCATACTTTCCTAAAAGTGTTTGATATGCAGGTAAATTTCTATTAAAACAAGTTGCCATTAGTTACAGTTTTTAAGTCTATACATGAAGTCATCTAAGTTAGTAACATTTCTATTCTTTTCATAATATGTTACAAAGTCTTTTAATCTAGAACCTGGAAGCATATTAGCTTCTGCTGCTCTATTAAGTTGTTTTACAGGTGTTGATTGAAACCATTCTGTAATTACATCTACATAATTATTATCTTTTTTTGTTTGTGGTCCCAACCTATCTTTAGAAAACTTTGCACCCACTCCTTCAGCTTTACTAAATGCAGATGCTGGAGCTGCCTTCTTTTTATCCACAATAACATTAGCATTTATAATAGTTTGAGCATCTTGATTTTCAGTTGACCCAACAACCTCACCTCCTTTTTTAAAATCTATCTTGTCATTGGTTGCTTCTACTACATTAATATCAGTACTACTAACTGTATTTCTAGGTTCAAATGGTGGAGCAAAACCCATATCTGACTCACCATAAAAATCTTCTACATAAGGTATTACTTGTTCATTTACTAAATTTTGTCTGTTTCTTATTTCTGTAGCTGTAGGTTGTAATTGAGTTTTACCATTAATCTTTGCAATATTAAACATAAAACCCATCTTCCATTGATCTGTACTACCTAACAAATCAAACTCTACATATTGAGCTGTTGTACCAATTAAAGCTTTACTGACATCAGTAGTATCATATAAATTATTACTCGTTGCACCTTTTGTATACGGTGAAAATAATTTATCTAAGTAATAATATTTTTTAAGTGTACTGCCATCTGACACTGTTTCACTTGTTGAAATAACTGGTGGAAATATAATTCCATCTTCAACAAACTTAAAACCAGCGTTTTGTAGTTTCTCTTGATTTGGGCTTGGTGTTTCAAATTTATCTAATACTATAGATCTATCAGCTGGTATTTTTATTCTTTTATCATTAGGATTTTTAGTTTTATATTTTGCAAGCATTTCAGGTTTACCTTGATAATAATCTACAATAAGTGTTTTATCCCTCTTATATACTGGAGACCTTACTCCTTTTTTTGTATCTAACTGTACTTTTTTAATAGATGGAATGTAATATGAATCTTTAGCGGATTTAAACCATTGACTTAAATCTTGCAAAGTTTCATTAAGTGTTAAACCAAGTACATCCTTAAAACCTTCATTAACCTCTTCTAAATTTTTAAATTTAGTTGATAATAGATCTTTAACTCTTTTAGCTTCACCTAAATATATTTGTATATCTGGTAATGCAGGTGCAATAACTTGCAAGAATGATCCTGCCTTTTGTTGAAATCCATTCTTAACCATTTCATAATGAATCAAATGTGTTACAGCTGCTCTAGTTGTTTTATCTTTTAATAATGATATAAAAGATGTTTGAATTCTATTAGCTTTATTATTACTAAGTTTAACAAGATTCTGTGTTCTTACTCTATTAATACCAGTTTTATTTTTCTTAGTTCCATTTTTATCATCTCTAATAAAGAAATTAATAAACTCATTCTTTTGATTTGTGGCTTTTAAATGATCTTTTATTTTTTTGATTTCTTGACTTATTCTTATAGACCCTTCCATCTCGTCATAGATCAATGCATTATTTAATGAAGCTAATGATTCCTGACCAGACTCACCTATTAAGTTAAGGTGATGCATGTAAGACTTTATTGTTAAATAACTTAATAAATCTTTTCTAATTTTAGATTGAGCATCAATTGTTCTTTTAGGTGACATACCTTTAAGACCATTAAGTAAAAATTTCTCTAATGAAACAAATGGTGTTGATGCTGTTGTTAACAAGTAAGGTGTACTAAGATTTGTAAAGTGCTCAAACAAATTGATATTAATACCAGGTATAGTGTTTTTATTTTTTATTCTTTTAACAAAATTATATGCAAAAGGTATTTTAGTTTTGTCATATTGTGCTTTTGTTAAATATAAACCTAAAGCTTCTAAGTTTTTTCTAGTACTAGCTACAGCATCTAAATCTCTACCCATGCTTTCTGCTAGTGCAGCAACAGATGCTAAATTGCTGTTTGCATCACTAAGATCACTAAGATTTAAAAACTCTTTAATAATTGCTAATTTTTCAGAAGTCTCTACCTTTTCATTTATGTTTTTTACTAACATCTCATCTCCAACTTGAACCTTTAAAGATTTATTAAACTCTTTTTTGTTATTTTTTCTTGCAGCATTATATTCTTTTCTAAGAATATTAGTTGCATTTTTTCCTTCCACACTAGCCTCTTTAAATGCATCTTGAACATTAGGTGAGTTTAACAATAATAAAATTGTTTCAAGATCAATACCTAGTGCAATGCCATTTGCAGCCATTATAACAGCTTTTTTATTTAAACCTAATTTTGCAGCATATGGATTCTTACCATTATCAACCATAATAGAAACTAGCGCAGACATCACATACTGTGTTCTTTCACCATCTTTCATTTGCTTTCCTGTTTTAGGATCAATAAAGTAATCTATATTATAGTCTCTATACTTACGTCCATTTAGTCTTGGTACATCAACAGATGTTCTAAGTTTTGTTTTTAATAATTTATGCCATCCTAAATATGTATTAGGTTGAACCACCGCACCAATGTTTCTTGCACCCTCTTTACTATCTTTATAGTATTTAGTTTGACCATTAATATTGTTTACACTAAAGTTTAAGTCTACTCTATTCTTTTGATATAAAGCTGGTAGTTTAGTTTTCCAACTGTTCCATATTCTTACAAAAGGTTTATCTACAGCAGGCTCATTCTTTATAGCATGTAAACGTCCACCTTGAGCCTTTGACATAGAGTCATTACCTAACAGTAACATTTTAAAATCTAATATATTATTGCTATGAGCTTGAGTATAAGGTTCTCTAAATAGTGTAATACCACTTTCTGTTACAAACTTATTTTCTTCTCTAAACTGTTCATACTGCTCTATAGTAACTGGTAAATTTAAAATCTTCAAAGATCCTAATAATGCTGCTTGTTTATTTGGTTCTTCAACATTAGTGTCTTCTACAGAAGATAAATAAAACTCATCAGCTCTAGAGTCATAATCATAACCTCTTTCCTCTGCAAAAGTTTGCTTTAATTTTTTAGGATCTTGACCACTAAGTAATAATGCTGATCTACTAGTTAAAATGTATTCATCAAATTCTTTATTTATTCTATCTTGGACTTCACTATATTTTTCTTTATCAACTTCTCTAATTCTCTGTCTCCATTTCTTATATGCATAGAACATATTTGTTCCTGGCTTTGACATATCTTTTTCTGATGCCATTAAGTATTCTTGGTATCTTTCTTTTGCAGTTCTACCTTTACCATACTCTACAAGTTCATTATTTTCATTAGTATAAAACTCTTTATGATGTATGTAAAACTTATCAATATCAAAGTCAGATCCTGTTATCTCTAATAACTCTCTTGCAAATACACCAGATGACCCATAGAATACAGGAAGATGGTCAACTAATTTTAAATTAACAGCAGAGTGTTTATCTTGAGATGGTATACGCACTGCAAACTGTTTAGCTATTACATCTGGTATAGGATCACCAGGATTTAGTCGCATCTCTTCTCTAAAGTGTGGAGGTAGCATAAACTCTGTATATACTTCTCCAGTAGGAACTAACTCTCCATTTTCTCTAATGAGTTTTCCATTAGCGTTCCTTTTATATTCAACTACATCATGTCTTAATCTATCTACATAAACTTGACCTTCAGATAATCCTATTGGATTTCCTTTTGGATTTATAGTAGGCTCTACTAATGCAGCTCTTTGTTGAGTAGATGATTGTTTCCAACCTTCTGTTGTTATCACTGTCCAAGCTATAGGTGTACCGTTCTCATCAACAGCATCAACTCTTTTGTACACATCCATTCCATAATCAGATACAAGCACAACAGCTTTACCAGGTTGTATATCAGCAATAACACCCTTGCTAAAGAAACTCATCATAAGCTCTGTTAACTTTTGTATTGTAACAGGATTATTTAATTCATATCTAGATTCACCATTTTTAGTTTTAGAAAAATATTCTAATAATATTGTAGATGCTTGTGATGCTTGTAAAGAGTTTTGTGCATAATCAACAAATGCTTCTAAGTTTGGTGTAACTTCATTTTTGTCAATAGCTTCTTGTAGGTACTCTAGTCCATGTTGTAAATCAAAAATTAAGCTGTGTCTATTTAAATAGTTAAGTTGTTTTCTATTAGATATAGACCATTGATACATATTTTTAATATCTCCAACAGTAACTTTTTCACCCATAAACATTACCTCTTGTGCATCATTCTGTTCATTAAGAATAAGATTTTGTATTTGTCTAGGATCAACAACTTCCATTTTATTTGATGGAGTTATTTGCTGTAATCTCATATATTTAGCTGGTACAACTTCAATAGCATCTTCCAACTTCTTACCCATGTCAGTTATTATATCCGTATCTTCAAGTCTCTCACCAATAGTAAGACCTTGATCAAATAATAACTCACTTGTTTCTCTGTCTAATATATTTGTTTTACGCATTTTAGAAGCAGACTCTGGTATGTACATCATAAACACACCGTCTCTTTGCTCCTTAGCTTCAAGAGTATTTCTTAAATTATATAACCTTCTTCTACTTTCTAATGGTGTACCATCAGCATAACTATCTAAAGCAGGAGTTAAAACTGTATAAGATAGTTTAAAATATAAACTACCATCTCCATATACATACTTTTTAGAATTTATTTGAGATTTATAATCTTTATACCCTAAACTATTTAAACCTGCTTCTGTTTCCTCTACAGCTCCAAAGAACTCCTCTTCTGTAATTGGTTCATTTCTTTCTATCTTATTAAGCATATCTGCTTGATTCTCAGTAAGTTTACCTAAACCAAACCATGTTGCTCTAAAAGTTTTAGTGGTCATATAACCTTGACCATCTGTTTGTTCTCCAGGCTTTTGATCCTCACCATCTACATCATATTGTTTTTCTACTAAAGGATCTGTACCAACAAGAACATGTAATTCTTTAACTGGTTTGTTTACACCTAACTCAGGAGCAGCTATATAAGATTCAGTATTAGAACCACCAGCATTTTGCATCTTAGCTCTTTTAATTGCATCTACTGCATCTTTTAATGACATACTTTGGTTAGGTAGATATACATTATTAATACGGGTAGTTTGTAACCAATTATTAAAATAAATTTGTCTTAAATTTGATCTTGGATCTGTGCTCAAAAATAATAATGATTGAGCCATTCTAGCATTCTTTTTAAACTGAGTATTTCCTGTTGATGCCAAACCTTTTTTAATTCTAGCATCAATAAAAGCACCAGCTCCTAAATCTTTTATTTCATTTTCAAATCTTTTATACTGTGCTTCTAATGCTTGTATCATAAACTGCTCTGCAGTTCTTTTTGGTGCACTCTCACTTGCATCATCAGTTTTAGTACTTACAAAAGAATCAAATGCCTCCTTTAAAGTATACTGAGTACCATCTTCTTTAAAACTTCTTGCTACTTTTTCTAAATGTAATTTTAAACTTTCATCAAAAAAATTACCTTCAATATTTCTTATTGTCAAAACATCTTGAGTAGCTAGTCCCATTTTAAAACCTCTAGCTTTAGT